TTAGCCTGCCGATTTAACGATGTACGTAACAACGCCGAAAATCTCCAGACTGTCCTCAGACCCAATCTTAATAGGCTGGTATGCTGGGTTTTCAGGCACAAGCATGACGACAGGGTGTAGCTGCAGCCGTTTAACAGTAAAATCTCCATCTACGGCAGCGATGACTATATCTCCATGCTCAGCTGATTTGGCGCTATCAACCACCAGCAGGTCTCCTTCCCCAATCCCTGCGTCCCGCATCGAATCGCCCGCGGCCTTTACAAAGTAGGTTGCGCTGGGGTGTCTTATCATCAGCTCATTGAGATCAAGGCGTTGCTCGACGTAGTCCTGCGCCGGAGATGGGAATCCACACGGCACAAAATCGGAAAAAAGAGGGAGCGTGACAACTTCACGCAAATCTGCTGGTTTAATGAACTGCATATCAATCACCGCATAAACACTGAATGCATATACAGTAATTTTATTGTTTTCAAAGATCAATATCCCTTCCCTGGTAAGGCCATTTGTCATCCTCAACCTACTACCAGACTTTGATTTTTTTCCTTTGTAAATTTCTAAATTTTGAGGGCGGATCTCTTTGACAAGTAGCACCAAGGGGGCTAATATTAATTACATGAGGTAGCGGAAAGGCCGCAGCCCAAGCCCGAAAGGATGAACAAATGAGCAACGAAATGACCCAGGCAGAATTAGCGAAAGTTAACGCAGAAATTGCAAAGCTGATTGCCGAGACCTCAAAACTCAATAGGGAATCAGCCTGGTATCCGATAGTTGTGGCATCCGGCCTTATCGGCGCGGTCGCTACCATCACAACGGTACTGCTCAAATTCATTTAACAGGAAGCCCCGGAAGGGGCTTTTTGACAGGTACTCTATGCGACTCATCAATGATTACACTCCCCCGTCACCGGAAGATTTGGAAAAATTGAAGGAACGGCTGGGCTTTACAGGAAACCAAATGGCGGATTTGGCTGGCGTGTCCAGTAACAGTCAGTGGAGAAAATACACTGGCGGCGCGGAACCACGCGCTATGTCTCCACACATCCTGTTTTTCATGGCTGCACAGCTGGCACTGGATGAGAGCGAGTTGACTCGCGTGTTAGCTAAAATGAAAGAGATAGGTGCATCGCTATAAGCTCCGCTTTTCAAGCTCTTCTACTCGTCTTGCCAACACCTGAATCGCGGAGATTGCGTCCATCAGCAGCACATTGTTATCGAGCGTTAGCCGCGACGTCGTCTTCACATTCTCCGCAGGAGTTTCTGGCCCCGCCCCTACCGACATCACCACTTCTTTCACATACTGCGGATCGATCTCCTGCACCTGTTGAGCTATTACACCGCGTCGCACCCTCTCCTGCTCATCGTCGTTATAGACAAACGTGACTAGGCCCATTTTCATTATGTTTTCCAGTGATTGCTGGCCGTCGGTTGGTTTGATGAGCTTTTTATACCGGGCATCTGAGGTCCCGTTATAAGTTAGCACTCCATTCGGCCCGTACACGTTGCCGTCATTCATGAATTGCCAGTACCGCACCGGAGCCCCGTACCCCTGCACTCGTAGAACGGCGCGATGGTTGTACCCCACGCTCTCCTCAAACCAAAGACCAACACCCGCCAGACCGTTGCTGTCTGACCCTCTGCCGTTAAACTGGCCAACGTACCAGGGTGTTTGTAGTATGGCACCATTACCTCCGTCGGGGTCCGCAGCCGATTGAGCCACAATTTGTGTGTTAGACCTAATGGTTTTATTTACTGTCAACCAATCGTTGATCCACATGCTTCTATTTATATTAAGATTGCTACTCACCGTCAGCGAATCCGCAGAGTCGGCTATTATGCGATGAGTAAAATCGGCAGGTGAGTCGTTGTAGTGGAAGTCAATAAAGGGCGTTGGACCAGTCAACTCTACCAGTTTGGCGTATATCCCACCTTGTGATGTTAGAGATCCGTAATTATCTATAAAGGCAACATCAAGCACACTGTCGGAAACTCCGATCTTAGCTCCCGGCGCTACGGAAAAGGTTACATTCTTGCCTTTACCCATCACTATTTTTGTGGCTGATCCACTTTTCTTAACTATTCCAAGGTCGGAATCCTTTCCCATCAGAAACATCGAATTATCACCAGACAGCGTAATGCTTCCGCCGAACGTCTGATCTTTTGCCCAGGTGTTTATTGTTGCAGTAGACCCCATCACATTTAACGTTGACAGCAAATATGACCAACTTTTTATCCTGGCCGTTGTGCCATCGGGCTTGGTTAGTGTTACATCGCCAGACGGCCCGAAAAAAAATGAGCCCTGATTCGCGAGGTCGGTATAGGTCTTGTTAAAACATAGTTGAATACTTGTAGCTAACTCGTCGCTAATTGTTGCCATTGTCTTTCCTGTAATTTAAAGGGCCATAAAGGCCCTTATCAATTTCAAAAACATATTATGACGTCCAACCACCTGATCCTCGTGTCATGGTTGCATGAGCTGAAATAATCTGGCATTTTTCATCAACCCGTATTTCGCAGGGGACGTTACGGTCATAGATACCACTGAGCGTTGCCTGTATTGGTATATATCTTGATGCTGAGTACTGGACATTAGTTTCAGTTGTTACTTTCATATGAACAACCTCTATATTATTTATCCATATACCTACTTCCATCGTCTTTCCACCAATATACCTATACAGCATCCCACTCACAGTATACGTCTTAGCCTGGGAAGCGTCTCCTGAGTCATGATGTACTATGCGCGTTACACCGTTACTACGGTCGTCAAATGTAAAATCAGGGAAACGTCCAGAGTTCGATATATCACCAATAAAGTTCCTGGCCTCAACAGTGCCTGAAAACTTACCGTCTGTGGCATTTATCGTTCCGTTAAACACCCCGGAGTCAGCGTGGACCTCCCCCCGGACTAAGACGTTGTGAAATTCACTTCCCCCGCCCTTAGCGATTCGCCACCCCTGCTGGCCTGGCACGTAGTTTGTGGACTGAATGGTGTCAGATATTTTCGCAAAATCAATTGAAGCTTCTTTTATCATTGTGCTGCGTAAATACGCGGTTGCCCCCTCCACGGCAAATGCCATCACCTGATTACCCGCGGCGCCTGGCGTGTAGACCCCAAACGTATCTGCAGAGACGAGGAACTGGCTCTGGCCACTGCCGTTTATGCCCAGCTGAATGCCAGCGACAACTGGCGTACCGCCGTTCCCAGTCGCAACCTTCACGCCCCACTGCGCGGAGAGCTTACCGTTAATATCAGCGACCGTTGATGCCGTCTGCTGTACCGTGGACGACATATCCCCATATTTCGAGTTCAGCGTATTGACCTGCTCTGCCGTGGATTTCTCCAGATCGGCGACCGTTTTATTGGTCTGCGTGATGGAGGCGCTGTTATCGCCGATCATGCTGCGCATCTGGTTAAATCCGTTGGCCATCGCCAGCCCATTCTGAGCTACGGTTTCATTCAATCCGGTGATTGACGACTCGGCATCGTTGACGCGCGATGTCAGTTTCGTCAGCGCCGTCGAATTGGCCGTCACCTGACCGTCAATGCTGCTCACCTTGGTCGTCAGGCTGGTAAGCGCCGTAGAAGCTGCGTCAGCAGTTTTCTGCGCGCCGGCGGCATCCGTTACATCGGTGATAACCAGATCATCAATAAACAGGTTGTAGCCAACTCCGCCGCTTGTTCCACGTGTGGAGATCCACAGGACGCCACGGGTTTTTCCTCCGGGCAGTGCCGCCGTCCCGGAGAACTTCACCCACCTGTCGCGGCCGCCCAGCGCCGCTTCGGTTACCCTGGTAGCCTCAATCCACTGGTTAGCGCTCTCCGCGTCCTGCACGTGAATGCCGACGGGAACGTTCCAGCCTGAAGGCGGTGACTCGCTGGCAGGCATCATCGCGTAGAACTCAATGCGAAAGACGCCCTGGTCGCGGACGGTAGTGCGGGTTCCGATAGTCTTGTCGCTGTTGCCTTTGTCACCGCCATCCCGACGCACCCTAAGACACTGGCTACCCGAATAGTTGTACGCCCGGGTCACCATCGCCGTGGCGCCGCTGAGCGTGGTGCCTTCGGCATAAGACTCAAAGGAGCCGTCGACCCAGAGGTTTCCGTTCGCCTTGTTGATGGTATCGAGGGAGTTCGACAGGCTAGTTACCGCGCTACTTTGCGACGTGATGTCATTACCCAGCTTAGTAACGCTGGATTGCAGAGAAGAAATAGCCCCGGCGTTGGCCTGGATGTTCTTCTCGTCAGTGACATCGAGCACGTAGAAATCGTCGAAATACATCGCGCCGGCGGAGAGATATGCCGTGACCTGCACATCCAGCGCGTCGTCGCGCGTCGCCTTCCACTCGAACGAAATCTCCTGCCATGCCTGAGTAAACGGGCCATACTGCCGGGACTCCACAAGTCCCCGTGCGTCGGCAATGCGAAACTTGGTGTTGCTGGTATCCTGAATAACGGTGCCTGCATCCTGTTTTGCATAGACGCCAATGCGGTAAACCCTGCCTTTTCTGAACGTGATTTTCTGACCGATGCCGGCCGCCGAGCCGGAAGAAAATCTGGCGCATCGGCTGCCGAAGTTTCCGCCGGTGACGACGGTCACCTTTTCATGCCAGGTCGTGTAACCGCCCTGCCCGCGCTCAAACGAGGCGTTAGCAACCATGTTGCCCGGAATATTGCCGTCTGCATCAGCGCTGGCGTCCGAGCTGCTCAGCGAATTCTGCAGGCTGGTCAGACTCTGGCCCTGGGCCGTGAGTTTTCCCTCTGCCGCCGTCACGCGGTTTGTCAGCGAGTTCACGGCGCCGGCATCCGCCTTACCGTCAACTTTTCCCGACAGCCCGCTGAGGGTGCTCTGCAGACTGGTCAGGCTCTGCCCCTGAGAGGTGATCTTCCCCTCGGTGGAGGTAACGCGCGAGGTCAGGCTGTTGATAGCCGCTGCGTTCGCCGTGACTGCCGCAGTCCTTCGCGTGATAACGGGATTGTAGAGAGAAACGGTCACCGTGGTGTGCCCGTTGGTCTGCAGGAACGCCGTCGTACATCCCGCCGGCACAACGATCCCGGTTTTCTCAAACCGGTATTTTTCACCGGCAGTGAAGGTGTGGTCGCCGGTGTAAGCGGTCACGTTGCTGACGCCGGGACCGTCGAAGCGAAGTCCCACGGACAGGCTGGCAGCGGCGCTAACCTGAATACTGACGGCAAGATCCAGAATATCCCCGGGAGTTACCTGGAGTTTTCCTGATGACGGTTGCCATCCCGTTGTTGAGTAAAGCGCAGGATAACCGTCAATAGTCGCTGCCCCCTGCTTCGCCCATCCCTGTCCGTCATTCAGCATGTTCGGGTTAGGCACCAGGTTCTCACCAGCGGTGATGCTATTGCTCAGTGCCGTGATGCTTTCGCCCTGTGACGCCAGCTTTCCCTCAGCGCTCGATACCCGGTTTGTGAGCGAAGTCAGCGCCGAGGCATCGGCTTTATTACCAAGCGCTTTATTAACATCGCCGAGGCTGTTATTCAACTGAGTAATTAACTGGCCCTGCGATGTCAGGTTCCCCTCTGTCGCCTCCACGCGCGAATTAAGTACCTGCGATGCGCTGGCGGCAGCGAGCTGGCCAGCGCCGGAGAACATCTGGTCAACGTTGTCAGAGAGTTTCAGGCCCAGCCGGAAATATGCGTTTCCGGACCACTGCTGGGTCACTACCTCGATAGTGTTCCAGCCTTTTTTGAACGGCAGGGTGACCGCAACTTCCGTCGAGCTGAGTTTCGCCACGCTGACGCTGTTGATGTAGATCTGCCCGGTATCATCCATCACCCGTGAGCCAGGCTTGCAGACCACCTCTTTGTCGGCGCTGACGTAAACCAGGGCCCTGAAATAGGCGTATACGTTCGAGCCCGCAGACGTAAAATCCAGGCTTGCGGCATCGGCCACCTCTGAAATAGACGCCGGCTGCACGCCTGCCAGATCCGACAACGACGGGATATAGGTCGAGCCGGGCGCCCGGATGTAGAACAGCTGCTGTACCCAGCAGTTCTTCTTCCCGTTTGTAGCGCTGTTCTGCAACTCAGTGATAGCACTGCCCTGGGTTGACAGCGTTTTTCCCTGCTGTGTTACCGTTGTCTGCAGCTGCTGCAACGCGCTGGCATCGGCTTTTTTCGCCAGGTCTCCCTGTACACTCGACACGTCGCCGCGCAGCTGCGTGATGGCCTGGCTGGCCGTTTCGATCCTGCCTTCAGCTGCATCGACTCGTGTAGTTAGACCCTGCACCGCATCCGCACTGGCATTATCCTCCTGTGCGGCGCGCCAGTCGGTTGCCAGCGTTCCGCGCTCAAGCTGGAAGCGGACCAACTGACAGCCAGTTTTCTGGGTTACGTCTTCCAGAATTATGGTTACTGCGTTTCCGGTAACCGCAATTTTTGAGCCTGCCGGCGCGACCAGCGTCCCTGTCCAGCGATACAAATTATCTGCATAACGGGTGATTTTTCCTTGGTACACATAAAAACGCAGCGACCAGTTATCGCCACTGCTGCCTTTTCCCAGTGCAACCGTTGAAAACGGCTTCTCCGTTCCAAAACCGTCATCCAGCTCCTGATACCAAAGCGACAGAGTAAAGGGCGTCGGCTCCTTGATATCAGCAGCGCGCATGAACGATACCGGCGACATCGAATAGGTCGCATATTTGCTGGATGGAGAGCGTAAGCGCACAGGAGCTGAGCTTTTATCAGAGTTCAACAGCAGGTTTGTGCCACCGACTGACATACCATTCAGCGTACTGCTCAGACCGGTAATCGCCTGACTATTAGCGGACACGCGGCCATCAATCGCCGTCACGCTGGTTTTCAGATTCTGAATCGCCGAGCTGTTGGCTCCGATCTTGCTGTTCGCGTCCTTGAGCCCGGAATCAAGCTGGGTGAGAGAGTTTGCCTGGGCCTGATTTTCGCTGGCCAGCGTATCGAGGCGCTGAGTGACGGAAGATTTATTCGCGTTGTAGTCGGTGCGCAAGGTATTCACGTCAGACGCTATCGCCTGCTCAGCGGTAACGCGCGCCTTGCGCTCGTTATACAGCAGGCCACTGACCAGCTTATTCGGGTCGGTGCCGGTTTCATTACCGCGCAGCTGAACCGCCAGCGTATTACGCGCAGCGGCCTCGGCGGCGTCAGCGGACGTCATCGCCGAACGCAGGTCCTGGATCTGCGCCTGGCTGGCGCCTGGCGTCGGCCGGCCAACGGCAAACCAGTCGACGGCAAAATAGTTATTCGCGTCCTGGTTCGTGGCAAAATCAAAACGCAGTCGGCGAATCGTCCCGGATGAACCCCAGCGGATATCCGCAACCGACAGTACGGTCAGACCCGTGGCCGGATCGAACGCCGGTTCATCGACTATCAGTCGACGGGTATCAGCCCAGCCTGTTTCATCAGCACCAATCCAGTACATGGCACCGCGCCAGGTCGGATTACCCACGCGCTGAATACGCAGGCGCAGGTATTTGTACGCAGTGCCATCGACGGCCAGCGGATTCGGTGAGCGCATCGTTGACGCGCTACCTGCTGGCAGTACCCATCCCTCCTCTGTTGTGGGCAGGGGAGAGTTTCCGGAATCATCGGCACTCCAGCCCTCCGGGCCGTTATCGAAATACCAGATTTTCAGGCTATCAAACTGCTCGCCTGTCCCGGCGGAAACGGACGCGATCTGCTGTGCCAGGCTGTCGAACACGTCCTGCATCGTGGTGTTGGTGCTGGAGATCTGCGCCTCAACCTCATTTTTAGCCGAGAGCAGATTGTCAGCGGCCTCCCTGGCTACTGCCGCATCGTCCGTCTGCGCCTTTTTAATCGCCGCGGCGACATCATCTGCCGCTTTTTTAGCATTGGCGAGATCGCCGGCGGCACGGTCGCGCACCTCTTTGGCGAGGTTGTCGGCGTTAGTTTTACCCTGCTGCGCGGCCTGCGTGATGTCTGCGGCGTTTTTGGCAACATCATTAGCCATTGCATCTGCTGAGCGCTGCGCCGCGTCAGCAGCATCCTGCGCGTGCTGGGCCGCATCCGAGCTGTCTTTGATACCGCTGTTCAGTTCACCCCAGGTATCCGTGTCACGAATAGCGTCGTCCAGATTTTTGTAATAATCATCCATGTTGTCGCTGGCCATGCCGTAGATCCAGCCGGTCCAGGGCGATTTATTGCCGAGGCGGTCTACCAGGCGGGCGCGATACCAGAACTGCTGGGCGAACTGCAGGCCCATCTGCTGATAGCGGTTGCCTGGGTAAGCAATATCGGTCAGCGGCAGCGCGCCGGTGCCGTCCTGGTTCGGGCTGTACTGCACTTCGGTACGCTGAGTGTCTCCAGAGTTAGCCGGGAACCCCCAGGAGATTTCAATGCCGGCCGTGAGCGAGGTAGTGGCCAGGCCCACTGGCGCCAGCGGTTCGCCGATTTTTCCCGTCAGCGTCTTCTCTTCAGAGTACGCCCACCCGCTCGACACTTCAGCAGCGTTGATTGCCCGGACGCGCACCAGATAGCGGCCGGCATAAATGCCGCTGACCTCGAAGGAGGTAGTTGAGCTGCGCGGGATGTTGATCCAGTTACCGTCGTTACGGCGCCACTGTGCTTCATACGCGATAGCGTTCTTCACGTCCGGCCAGGTCGCCCGCATCGTTGCAATGCTGATGCCCTGATTAACTATGGAGTACGATGTGATGTCCACCCGTTCCGGCGGAGACTGATGACCCGGCGGCACAATACTGACCGGCGGAGCATCAATAATCACGCCAGTATCGATGCGGGGGAATTTATTAGGATCGTGAGCTGCACCGGTAACGGTATATGTTCCATCATTGTTGTCACTGACGCTCACGACGCGGTACTGCTGCAGGCTAAGATCGTCCCACTCAATAGCCCAGACGGATTCCGGCTGCGGTGTCTCACTGAATGGGGTTGTGACAGTAACCTGGCGGCCCCCGTTTACAGATTGGATAGTCCGGCTTTGAGAAATACCTGATGGCAGGTTGACCTGCAGGCGCGCGCCTGCAGGGGCATTAACGTTGCGGTCGAACGTGATAACTCTGCCGCTGACGGAGCTGATGCGACCACCGTTCGAGCGCCCTGCCAGCATTTCGTCAGCAACAGCTATGATGTATCCCGGCTGCGGAATATTGCCTTCGAGGCCAACGCCAAACGTCACAATCCGGTCTTTATTGTTGGTCAGGATCCCCCAGCGGCCCTTGCGGTTTGCCTCCGACTGACGGGTGCAGCCAATGGCCGTCATTTCCAGCTGGTTGAATCCGTAGCGCGCTACCAGCGGCTGCTCAAAAACAGGCTCCATGGCGTCGGCATACGCATTTGCCGGGTCCGACCATGACACTAACGCGGTGGTATAGCGCGTTTTCGCAGAACTACTTGAGTAGGTGAATTTACCGTCGACCACGTTTGCGCGGGTGTAGGTGTAATCAACGTCGCGCGGCATGTCAGCCAGGGCAACAATCTGATCGCCGCCCCAATAAACCATACCGCGAAATATGGCAGCAAAATCGCGAAGGACGGTGTAGGCATCATTGCGATCCTGAACGTAAACATTGCAGATGTAACGCGGCTCCTTGCCATCGCCGCCCTTACCGTCCGGGACCAGCTGATCGCAGTATTGCGCAACTTCATACAGCGTCCATTTGCTAATATTTTGAGCCGTCAGACGATTACCCAGACCAAAGCGATCGCTGACAACCAAATCGTAAAAAATCCACGCAGGATTATCAGTCCAGGCCCATTTAAACGCCCCGGTCCAGATGCCATTATAGGTTCGCGACTCGGGATCATAGGTATCCGGAACGCGAATGACGCGTCCGCGAGGCTCGCAGGTAATTTGCGGGATGGAACCGTTAAACTGGCTGGAGTCAAACTCGATATAAAGCAGTGCCGTATTCGGATAGCGCAACTTTGCATCGATCACTTCCGTGTAGCTTTGCAGCGACATTTTGTCGCCGACTTTTGCGCTGTTCGCGTCAGTTGTAATTTTACGCAGGCGCACCGTCCAAGTACTCCCCGCTTGAGGCAGATCGATACGATGGCTGCGTTCATAACCTGATGTCGTTTTCCCGGTCACAGCAGTATCGATAACGGTTTGCCAAGTGCCGCCATCGGTCTGTAAATCAATAGCGTATTTGACGGTATTACCGACCAGATCGCCGTTGTCCTCCTGTGTAAATAGCGAACCCCATTTCAGGCGCAGGCGAATAGCTGACAACTGGCTATTCGTAAACGTATGGGTCCAGGCGGTGGTGCTTTTGATCTCAGTCCCGAGACTGATTTCATTTTCAGAACCCGGAATGCCCTGGATATAAGCCTGCGCCTGAGTACCTGAACGAAACTCCCATGCTACGCCGCTGAAATTTTGGGAACCATCGGCGTTTTCAAGCGGAGTCCCGTCGAGATAAATATCCTTTGCAGTCAGGCCACCAGCAAACTCACCTTCTCCCAGTGCCATCAATATTTTTGCTTTGGCTACTGACTGCAGGTCGTCCGGCTGCTCAGTGGGTGTACGCGATTTTGATTTACCGCCCTTGCGGCCTTTGATTTCAATAGCTGTTGCCATACTGCACCCATAAAAAAACCACCCGAGGGTGGCCTGATTGAGAAAGTTTATTTATTGCTGGTCTTCAACGTATATCCCGGCTGAAATAACCGCTCCGCCGATACGCCGCCTGCCATACAGTAGGGCGACGGGATTGCCCTGAGCCGTGGTGTTAGTTGCCCCACCAAAGGCATATGAAGCTTTATTGTCGCTATCCTGCTTAGTAGCAAGCCCTTTAGGTTGAGGCGACAGCATCTGAACAATGCCCCCTAGCGCCATCGCAGCCCCGAACTGCATCAAATATGGTGATGCCGCTGCTGCTGGCGTAAAGGATAGGATTGCACCGACAGCTACTAAAGCAACACCTAAAATAGTTTGGAACATTCCAGCTTTTTTACTTCCTATAATCAACGGTACAATTCTAATAACATCCCCAGTAACAGGCATTCCCAGATCGTCTTCACTAATATTTTTATTACCACGAAATACCGCATAGGTTAACCCACGCTCCTTGCTGGTTAGCATAAAACTTTCGAAGCCTGGTATAGTTTTAGCCAATGATAAAGTAGCCTCACCTGTTTTCATAATCAGGCGCTCATGAACTTTACCAAATTTCTTACCAAGCACTCCGCCCAGCTCGATCTGACAAAGAATTTCTTTCATAAAGATACCTAGAAAAGCCGCTAGTCAACGCGGCGAAGTTATTACTCTATTGTGGATGCCAAAATATCCACATTAGCACTCTGATCGATAAACACTCTAAAATACCTTGGGGTGTTACTCTTTATTGTAAAAGAGCGTTCTTTCCTTTCTGGTCCATGACACAAGCCAGAGCCAATAAACCCTGCACCTATAATAACCTCGCCGGGGTCAACATATGCGGTAACTTTTTCACTTGTATCAAGATTCGCGAGTTGATCACCATTAATATATATAGTGATCTCGCATCCACCAGCAATAAAACCCTTGTCACGAATAATCGTAAGCGCAGTCTTATTTTCATTTTTTTGATACTTAATAACGGCTGGAACTTCTTTTGCTGCCTTCGGTGAGACTGGGGTTGTGGAGCAACCGGCTAGAGAAAATAAAGCTAAAACAATAAATATTTTTTTCATTACTTATCCCCTATTGAGTTTCATGAATATTAACACAGGGATTTGTAACGCACGACTTTCATCGTTCTCTCTCGCCAGTATCCCCCATAAGGCACTCGCTGGCTTAAGTGCCCATACAGGTGATGTAGCAGCATGTTGCCCTCAAGCAGGACCCCGGCATGATTCCACTTGTTCGACTGCACTTGCATGATTACCATATCGCCGGGCTGCGGCGTGCCAGTAAACTCCCTGAAGCCACACTCGTACCAGCGATCGCGATAAAGGTTTTCGGGGTAACTATCCTCCCACCAGGGATAATCCAGCCGGAGATCGGGTAGCTCAACACCGTGCGTCTGCCGGAAATAGCTCATGATGAGCCCATAGCAATCAGTGTGGCCCAATACAAACGGGCGCTCCAGAAGCGGCAGTTCACCCCGCGGCTGAATAGTACGCAAATCCCCCTCCGGCCAGCTAACGATATGCCATGGCAGCAGGGTCGCATCGCATTGCGCCTTATCAAGCTCGCTGGGCTGCGTGGTGGCGTCTGGGTGACTGTGAACGATGGCGATCGCCGGCCCCCAGTCTTCCGCGGCGGCGTAATCCTCAGGGGACAGGTGGAAATGTTCTGTCGGCTCGGCAGCCAGATTTCGACATGGGAAATAGCGCTCAACCCGGCTCTTCTGACAGATAACCCCGCAACACTCCCGCGGGTACTCTGCTGCCGCATGAGCCATAATGGCATCAACCGTTTTTTGTCGCATGTTAGCTCCTGATCAACGAGGTGCCAGGGAACCCACCGAACGGCAACTCATTATTTTCACCAAAGCGCAGCTTGCACGCACGCAGCGTGCCGTTACAGACATCATGAGATGGGTCATCAACCGGGGCATTATTTTTATCGAAATAGCGGCTACCGGCATAATCGCAGCCGTCACCGGAACGGTATTTGTTACGTATGCACCAGGTGCAGAGCGAGTGAAGCTGACGCGTGGGGATCATCAGTCCTTGTAAATCCATCGGGCTGGAGAGCGTAAACTCAACAGTTTCATTAGTTTCGCTGTCTTTTGAGTCAATATAAAAAACCTTCAACTTTTCCTGCGTTGGATCCGCTGTAGGGTTGCCGCCCGGAAAGTTTTCAGCGTCCAAATACTGTGCCAGCGTATCGTGAATACTGACTTTGGCCTGCAGCAGGTCGTCATACGCGAGACACAATGCGGTGATAGAACTGTCGAGGTTAGCAACTGACAACTTGGGTTGTGCAGCACTGCCGCTGGTTGATGTCTCAATCCCCTCTATCTGGCATGGCCATGCAGAGTATTCCATCCCCTGCCACCAAATAGACTTAGCAGGGAGTTTAACTTCATAGCCACCCGCAGCGCTAATTTCCTCCGGCGTATGAGCGATATTATGCGAATGAAATCGCAAAATATCGTCAACGCCAAAGGTCGTACCATCAACCTCAATAAGCCTAATTTCATTTCCCGGCTCCAGCTTTTGATAATCACTATTTAGACTCATGGTGCAAATGCCTGTTCAAACGTTGCAGTAACGCTGATGATTTTTTTACTCAGCGGAGTTTGTTGTAATGTATTGGCGCCCACGCGCCACAATGCCAGTTCACCAAAGGGAGGTTTAAAGGCGAATGATTTTGTTTTATGCCGCCTCAGGAACTTATAAATATCCAGAGCAGTCTTAACATCACCAGAAAATGAAAACTCGTAGCTCAACGATTCTTCGTTTATTCCATTACCTGAAACCTGAGAGTAACCATCACCAAATTGCACTTTACGGATATTATCTGTGCTTTTGGTAGGAGACTGGCTAGCGGCCTGAATACGCCAGCTGAATGTTTCAATCGACATATTACCTGCCTTTATTTGCACTCCAGATAATGCCCCCCGGACGTAGCTCTTTAGCTATTCCCTCACGCACTGACCGATCCACGACTTTTTGGTAGGCTCGGCCCAGTGCGTCCGAACTACCCTGCTGCTGATCTGCGCCTGCCTGTTGCGTGGTCACGCTGACAGGAGCATAAACGCTGATCCCCCCACCAGCCGACAAGCCCGGCGGGGTACCAGAGCCAACATAACCACCAGTGGCGTAGCCTTTCATCATCCGGTAAAGGTTGCTGATCCCGATTCGACTTGTTGCCTCTTTGGTGAAGACGAATTCTCCGCGGTGAACCACACCGGCCGGCTCATATTTACCGCCGTGTCCTGTATAGCCACCGCCGTCAAATCCGGACACATACCCGCCTTTCCAGTGCAGGGGTAATGCCCCGGCTGCAGAGTTATATGCCCCGGATGGCGTGCTCCCACCAGCAGACGCGCCGCCGGATACCCAGCCCATGGCAGCCTGAAAGGTGTAGGCCACAATCAACTGATTTATGACCTGGGCAATCATTTTCAGAATTGAGGACGTAAAGCTCTTGAAGCTGGCTTTGCCGGTCGTCGTCAGTTGGGTTAGCTGATCTGCCAGTCCGCTGAATGTGGACTGGGAAGCCTGCTTCATCGCGTCATAGACGTTAGTAGCCGAGTCCTGATATTCCGACCACCCCTTTTTAACCCCGCTCAGCCAGTCTCCCCGGAGCCGATCCTCAGCATCGTAATAACTATTTGCAGCCCGGAGCTGCTGCCTAAATCCCTCATCATCCAGCGATCCCCCGGCATTTTTCCAGCCTGCCGCCAGTTGGGCCTTTGCCAGTTGCCGCTGCCCCATACGGTCGCTGATAGTGGCGCCGCCCTGCATCGCCTGCTGCTTTTCCGCCATCTGTGTGACGTACTTTTGAGCAGTATCCATGCGTTTATTGAGTTGCTCCTGGGCAACAATCTGATCGCCCAGTAAAGCTTTTTGCCGTGCCAGCTGCAAAACCTGCTCTTTACTAGACAGCAGTGACTGCTCTTGCTTCGTGAGCGCCCGGGCCCTTGACGCCTCTTCCAGCACCTGGAATTTTGCCTCAGTGGTCCAGAGGTCTTTCCGCTGCTGGCTGATAGTGTCATTCTGCCCCTTATGTTGCTGCAAAATCCGCAGTTGAGCCTGAAGCGCCAGGAGTTCCGCCTGGGCTGAATCAAGCGCTTTGTCACCTGCGGTTGTGTGAGTCTCGCTTTTTTTGCTCCGGTTTTTCTTAATTTCTGCAGCGGCCTTAGATACCGCATCCTGCTGTCCGGGCCCGGCGGCCACACGCACATCTCGGGCGCGCGCAACATACCCCATTTCGCCGGCGCGAATTCTGGCATCACGCTCAGCGATCGACTTCTCCAGCTCAGCATTCTGCTTTTTGTTGGCTTCGATAAACGCCTGGTTTTGCGCGATGGCGTCCTTACCAACGTTGCCCATCCCCGGTATTTTTTGGGCTGCCTGTTGAGCACTCAGCACAAATTCGCGAATGGCAATATCGCCGTTATTGAGTAAAAGCCTGACCTGCTCAACGGTTCCGGCAACGACATCAGTGATCAGGTTCAGCGCACCGATGGTGTGATCGCCAACCCAGCGCCAGGCATCTGACGACCATTTTTTGATGTTGTCCCACATCTGCTCCAGAGGGGTGCTGGCATCATCAATTTGCTGCATGCGTTCACCCATGGTGTCCGCAAACAGCTTCATTCCCTCTGTAACAGCCGCCTGTTTCCCTTTCGTGCGCTCCAGTTCGTCGATATGTCGCAGCTGCGAGACGCTGAGAAAGTTGTACTGCGTGTTCAGCTCTGCCAGCGCCTTGACTGGATCCCGAGCAATTGAGCCAAAAGCTGCCTCGATTTTGGAGGCATCATCCCCCATGACCTGAGACCATTGCTGCGAGGCTCCGGCGGCTATGCGCAGCTGCTCTGTACTGAATTTTCCGGTTTCAGCAATGCGGGCCAGTACCTCTGCCACCGACGACGCGCTGGAGTTTGTGCTCTCCCCTATTTCGGCAGCCATTTTCCACAGCTGGGCAGTGGTAGTTGCTGACGTACCGCCGGTGATGGTGATGGCCCGGTATAATGCCCGGTTTGCCTGCTCTGCCTGCCATGCCGCAACGGAAACCGCAGTCAATGCGGCGGCGAAACCGCCAACGATAACTCGCCCGGGAGTCAGAAAACGTAACAGGCCCTTTGCATGCTCAGCATTCTCAGACAGCGCATTAGCATTCTCTGACAGCGACTCCTCGGACTTATCGGCTGAAGATTTAACACCCAGCAGCTCTTCTTTTATGATCTGAAAGAGATTCCCCACGCCGCCAAACGAGTCCTTGATCTGCCCCCCTTGCTGCATCAGAACCAGCCACAGCGGCATTCCACCAGCAATTGAGGTGGCAATATCGGTGAACTGTGCAGGCAGCATCCGGATAGCCTGGCGATACTGGCCAGCGCTGAGCGTACCTTTTTTCCACACCTCATTTTGTTGCTGCAGTCGGGCAATCAGTGGCGCCGCTTCTTCTGTTACACCGAGCTGTGCGGCTTTCAGGTTCAGTAATTCCGTGCGGGATAATCCCTGCTCTTCAACCTGTGATTTAAGCTGTGCCAGGAAGCGGGCCCGCGACTGACTGGCTCTCTCTTCGGCCTGCTGCAGTTCCTTCTGCCGGGCCGTGGTCTGGGATAAGAGCGCAAGATAGTCCTGCTGCGTGATATTCCCCCGATCTCTCGCCTGGCGAAATCGTTCCTGAACGGATGATAAGGAGGACGTTTCGCCTGTCAGCCTGGTGACACCATCAATTTCGCGGAAAAAAGACTCGGCGAGCGCATCCTGCTGTCGCGCCAGCACCGCTGCCCGCGCTTCATTTTCTCTGAGCTGCTTATTTAGCCCAGCCACGCGCTGATAGGTATCATCGGCGGACTGGCCGACGGCCTGAACCTGTGCGCTCAGCCCGGCTGCCGCTGCGGCTTGTCTGCTTTGAATTTCCGAAGCAGCAGCACTGCTCGCCGCAGATTTTGACAATGCTGCAGCCTGAGCATCTTCCGCCTGGCGCATGCGCATCTGAACTTTGTCCGTCTCGTTAGCCAGGCCGCTGAACTGGTTTTTAATTCTGGCGACCTGCTCAGTGAACGTTGCGCTGTCCAGATCGAGATTGATAACCAGATCGCTAATCTGCTGGGCCATACCGGGTGCCTCCTGTGATCCCCTCCGCCGCCAGCATCATGGCATCGTCATCCTGTTCGTTATCCGCTCCGGCCCCGGCTGACGGTGACAACAGGCTGAAATCTGCAGGGGTGATATCCGGATCCTGGTACAGGAAGGTTGAAATGGTGTAGAGCAGGGATGAAAAATGGGCATCGAGCTGCGCGTCCTGAAAGTAACGCTCCCGATAAAACAGGTGCCAGTCCCCCAGCTCGGAGGACGTCATGCCAGCCAGCATGGCGCGCCAGTCGGGTCGCCCGAACTCGCGCGCCAGCTTCAGGACAAAATCAAGCTCGCTGACTAGGGCTTTTCCGCCGTAACAGGCTCATCATCAGCTGCGCCGGCGTAGGCGGCATCGTCCCCCGCCTGCTGCTCATCAACGGCCGGCGTTATCATCCCCGACAGGGTCTTAACGGCGACTTCCGCTTGCCCAACTGCCTCAGCAGGCCAGGTACTCATCACCTGATCAAACAACTCATCCTCAGAGGGGCCGGTCGGATCATTGTGCCAGAGCGAATAAGAAATCAGCCGGGCGCCGTTGCGAATGCTCATCCCAATCAGACGGGTTGTCATGGCCTGCTCGCTCAGATCATCGCCCTCCTCTGTCAGCGCTTTTTCTTCTCCTGCCAGATATTCCAGGTAATTGATGCGCTGTAGGGCCGACAGCTCGGATAGCGTCGTGGCCTGACCATTAAACTTAAACTGCTCTTTTTTCAGAAACATTTTCGCTATCCTCAGGGTGCTGTGACGGTGAGTTTGCAGGTCGCAACAAAGCTGCCGTCGTTGCTCATGCAGATGATGTCAGCGCTGCCCGCAGCCACACCGGTGACAATCAGTGATTTTCCGCTGACTGCTACCATGGCTTTACTGCCATCGGATGTGGCCGCACGGAACGACTGATCCGATGCGCTGGCGGGCAGAAACGAGAGATTTATCGTTGTGGTGGCACCGACGGCAACGCTGGCAGTGGCCTTATCCAGTTTGATGCCGGTGACGGCGATAGCCGGTGTTCCGCTCTCTTCCGCCAGCTCAGGCTTGCCGGTGTTCGTGATTTTGGCGGTGCGGGTGATCACCTCCTTCGCAGGAACGGCTTTACCCAGACTGCTGCACCACCCTTTAAAAACGTCCACAGTGCCATTGGGGTACTTGATTTTGTAAGCCTTCACGGTGCCATCAACAAACCAGGCTACCAGCGATTTTTGCCCGTCCTCACCGGGCTTCCAGGCCAGCGTCAGCGACGTATCGCCTGCTGATTTTGCACCCTGGGCCGTCGCGGTCCAATCAGCGTCATCGTCGTCCAGGTAGGTGTCGTCATACGACTCCGCCGTCATTTCGCCCGGCGTCAGCTCTTTAATTTTTGCCAGGCGCTGCCAGTCGGCATCAGAGAGCGGGTTGCTATAGGGGTTGCCCGTGCCGGTATACAGCCAGAGTGTGGTACCGGCGCCCTTGACGGGAGCCAGTGGGTTTGGTGTCGGCATGTTGTCCTCACATTTCGTAATTAATTGAGTATCTGAGATCGGCTGAACTCCACAGCGCGAGGCTATCATCACGCTGGTATTCATAGCCCTGTGGAACCATTACGGTAATCAGTTCGCTTAACGCCGGAATATCCGAGATAGCGGGATAAATGCGTGTTTCAACCCAAGCATCAAGGTCGGAGTCTGGCACCTGAGCAGGAAGAAAAACCTCGACGTGAAGCGTTGCCTGCCAGGCATCACCATCCAGCTCTTCGCCGGTGTATTCCGCATCGGATAAATAAACCGCTATAGCAGGGAAGTCTTCTTCCTCAATAACGGCTGGGCGACCGTCAAAATAAATGACCTCGTTCCCAATCGTTTTTTCCAGCGCATCAATAACGGCGGCGCGTATTTCTATATGTTTCATCGTTTAAAATAAAGCCTCAGTTGCTGCCTGAGTGCGGCTGCGAGTTGTTTCGGCATATCATCGGCCAGCATGCGCTTCTTCTCGATCTCAAAGGCATCTGTCAGGGGCTTAACCAGTGGAACTTTCACAACATCGATGGGATAACGGCTCCTGCCATTGATGCGCCGCATAACCTGCCAGCGTCCATTGGCCAGTTGCTGTAGGAAAGCATCTCTAAAAAGATATTTACCTACCTTCAGCACGCTGCCTTTTTTCAGGAGCGCGCCTTTCTTACGGGTTAGCCTGACCTGAACATCTCCAAGATTTTTGGCCGGCAGTTTGCCGCGGTTGACGCGGATCCGGCATTTTTTGCCCGACGTGGATGCTTTGCTGAGCTTTACGCGCTGCCTGATTATGCGAACAGGTAACCCTTTTACTCGGTTGTCGCCAACAATGACCTCACGGGCAACCACACGAACAGCGCGCGATACCGCCGATGTGGCTACGCGGTTTATGGCCCATACGCTGGCTTTTGGAACCATATTGCGATCGAGGCTGTTCAGATTTTCGATTACTTGCGCCAGTCCTTTTATTGCCATAGAGCCTCCTAACGGCGCCGGGTGCTTGCTGGCGGCACGCCTCGGATCAGCCAGACGTAACAGGAACCGCAGTCATCTGGCGTTATTCGATCAACCCAGAAAACGTCATCGGCTATTTTTAATGTATCCATGCGTCGTAATTGTCGGATACTGGACGTCTCTACGAAGATCGATGGGCTGGCTCCTTCAATACGCACTCCGCCTGCGACATATCCAATATTCTCTGGATCATCAAAAACACCGGCGATGGAGCCACCGGCTAGCAAACCAGAAGTAACATGGATTTCAGCGGCCATTACCTTGCGGATTGCGCCGTCGGCCTGAGAAATAGCCGCATCAAAGATATTGTCGAAATCTCCCATAAATCCCCCTTTACAGGCGGACCGCAAGATTCCGCTTAACCAGTTCATCCGCATCTGCAGACGAAACCCGAACGACAGTGCCAGGTTCAACCAGCGAGAGCCGTTCATCGCTAAACTCACAAACGGCTTCTACATGAAGAGTAAAAAGGGGCTTAACTTTTGTCAGGCCTTCGTGCAACCCTGCGGGTGCTACTGGCTTAACACCTTGCTCGTTAGGATCGCCACCAACCTGATCTTCATCATCAGGGTTGGGGTCAATGTCATCCCCAATTTCCTCTTCCAGTTCGGCGACTCTCATCACCAGTTCTTCCTTAGAGCCGGTCAAATTAACCTCGCGGCCCAGCTTTTCCGCCAGCGTTTTCAGGCGTGCAATCAGTTCTTCTTTGTTCATGTGGTTATTACCTTGCAGAAAAGAAAATGGCCCCGCGGGGCCATGGTCATGATTACGCCAGCTTGACCGTTACAAACTGGTCCGGGTCGGCGAGCAGCATCAGCGGCGCCGACTGGATCATGGTGAACTCGCGCGCAGGATCGCCCGTTTGCACCCAGTTTTTGGGGTAACGGGTCGACGCATTAATACCTTCGCGCTGTGCATCCACATCCTGAATACAACCGTAGGTGCGAAGACCGCGGGCCTGGGTGTTGCCTAGCACCATGGTCAGATCAGGCATGTAATTCTTTTTCGCACCAGCCTCAACGTACTGGCCCGAATAAACTACGATGGCCACATCGCCATACATGCCTTTGTAAGAAACGGCCTCACCCAGATCCTTCAACGCCGTTTCCAGCTCGGAGTTAGAGCCGCGACGGGTATCCAGCTTCTCTTTTACCGCCTTAAATGAACGGAACAACGCCCAGCCCTTAGCATCGAAAACAATAATGTTGACCACGCCGCTGGCATTGATCGAATAGGCTTCAATGTCATCGGTTGGGTCATACGTTTCCTTGTCACGGCTCGACCAACCGGCAGCCCCCGCCTGAATGATGTTGTTGCCGTCGCTGCGGCCCATATCCACTTCAACAGGCTCGAAGGCTTCGCCGGTCATCGTATACTTCCCGTTAAGAACAGCTGAGACCGCCTGCATTTCTTCAACCTGCGCGATTGCCAACTCTTCATCTTTCATGTTCTGAAGGATGATGCGGCGGCGACGGTAAGCGGGATCGGCAAGGTTCTGCGGATCTTCATCTGGCAGGCGGCGTAGGGTCATCTGCGGATTGACCTCATGCTTCGGTTTGACGTAACCAGGGGTGAATTCGGAAGTTGCACCTCCGCGGCTGCGAATTACCTTGCCGGAGACAATAGGCGAGACATAAAGCGCCATGTTGACCAGCCCGGGGATCTGGGATAGGTAAACCTTCTCAGTAGTGAAAGGATAGCTCTCGCGAAAGAAGATCCGCAGAAACAGCGGGTCAAACTTGAATTTCTTCTCATTAACCGCCAACAGCTGAGCAGTGGTGTAAATTGACATAGATTTTTCCCATAAAAAAAGCCGCTGCAGCGGCTCGGATGAAAGGTGGTGGATTTACTTTAAAGTCAGGGCCGGTTTAAACGATGCTGATAGCCGTTCCGGAAAATGCATTGCGCTTAATGCCTTCGTCGGTGACAGCCTCCGGCCAGGCAACATCCTCGATGCGGAAGGAACCGGACTTGAAGAACGTGAGTTCCTGACTGTTCTGGTCGGCACTGATGGCCAGAATGCCGTTCGCGGCGCCAGCATGTTCGCCATCCCAGGCCACCAGCTTGCCTGACGTGGCATCGAGCATCAGCGGCGTCATCGCTGGTGTTGCTGCCGCCAGAGCGCCGGCGCCGTATGCGGTATGCGCCGGGTCGCTATTACCCAGCGGTTGATGGTGAATGAAAGTTTCTACGTTAGCCATGTGAGCCTCTTAAACCGGAGTGTTCAACAGATCGTCGGCTTCATCAGACGACGGAGTATTAGCGGACAGCGCACCAGGCGCAGATTCCATCTGCCTGTCCAGCGCCGTTTCGCTGCGCGCCTGAGCACTTTGAGGAGCAGCCGCAAGGATGCGCTGAGCAGTTTCAACGGTCATCCCGGGCGTTTCGGCCAGCGCGCGGGCCTGGGCCTCACGCCCCTGAGCCTCCTCGCAATTGAGGATCCCCATAATTCGGTCGTTCTCTGCCGCAACCGCCGAGTTAATCTGCTCAGCAACGTCGGGCGCCTGCTGCGTAAGAGGCGCGGTGGGTTGTGTGGCAACAATCTCGTTGTTAGCCGGAGAGGAATCACTGGCGGCTGCAACGGGCGTGTTCACTGCTGCAGATGCAGTAGCTGTTTTCATATTTACTCCTGTGAATATTTTACGATGGGTATCAAGCGCCTCACGCATCACGGCGAGTGCGTCAGTATTGTTTACGAGTTCGTCTGCCAGCCCACTGTCGACAGACTCCTGACCAGAGAAAACGGCTGCTTCGGTATCAAGCACCGCCTGAACGGACATCCCGGTGTAACCCGCGACTTTTTCAGCAAACATCTGCCGGGTAGCGTCGATACGCGCCTGGAATGCCTCGCGTACATCCTTCGGCAATTTCTCGTAAGGGTTGCCATCAACCTTGTGCTCACCGCTATAAATTAGCGTGACTTCCACACCTTGCGATTTCAGTACCTGCCCATAGTTGCTGTGCGCCATCATGACGCCAATGGAGCCGGTTCTTGCGGTTTGCGTTACCAGTCTGCGCGATGCGGCACTGGCAATGAGCTGCCCGGCACTGCAATTCATGTCATTCGCCAGTGCCCAGACGGGTTTGATGTCGCGAGCCCTGGCAATGATGTCAGCGCAGTCGAATGCACCGGCCACCATGCCACCGGGCGTATCCATATCCAGCAGAATGCCGTCGACCTCCGGATCACTGATGGCCTGCTGCAGGCGGGCAATAACCCCGTTGTATCCGGTCATACCGGAATAAGGCTGCAGCGAGCGGGTTTTACTGACCAGCGTGCCGGCGACAGGAAGCACAGCAATACCCTTTTCCACTTGGTAGCCTCGTATCGGACGCGGTCCCGCCTCATCATTACCGAACAACATCAGCGGCTCCGCCATTTGTTCAGCATCCAGCGTGGCACCCGATACAGTGTCAGTCAGCCGGGTGATGCCCAACTGCCCGGCAAGCGCGCAAAAGAAAACCCGCGCGTAGGCGGGCTCCAGTAGTAGTGGTTCGTTAAATGCCATACTGGCAATGTGCGGGAGATTACGCAGCTCGGGCGTCATCGTTATCCTCCTGAGTTGATTTATTCAGCCCTGACTCGAAGGCAGCAGCCGCCCATGCAGGTGGTGTGAGTCCGGCTTCACGCCGCTCCATGCTCTCCCGCACCTGCTGCGCGAAGATTTCCTGATAATCATCCCCTCGCTTGGCGCACTCCTTCTCATAGGTGCTGAGTCCGGCTTCGATCAGCATGACCGCTTCCTGCACCTCTTTCAGACCATCTATCGCCATTCGACCGGCACCGATCCAGTCACAGTTCCCCCAGGCACTTTTGGCCTCCTGAAAAGAGAACCGTGCCTTAGAGGGGAGCGTGACAACCCGCCGGACTATCGCCTCCTCCAGCCAACAGAGAAACATCTGGCAGGCCTGGCGCGAAGCCACCAACTTCCGGCGGCCCATGAAATAAGCCCACGATTCATTAGCACTGGCGCGCGCGGTGGAATAGCTCATCTGGGAGTAGTTTCGCGACAACTGCTCGTAGGAAACCCCGAGCCCTGCAGCGATGTAGCGCAGTAAGGATTGCTCGAAAGTCGAATACCCGTTGTCCGTATCCTGCGCAGACTGAAGATTGAGGGAATCACCCGGCATAAGGTGGGGAACTTTGGCCCCACCCAGGCGTACCGGCGCCGCCGAGTAGTAAGAGGCAATTTCCCCTATCCAGCCGGTCAGCTTGCCTATCTGCTCCTTATTGTCAGACCCGAGAATGAAATCCATCGCAGTCTGAGTGTCCATCTCACTTTCAATGGTGGCCGCGTACATTGCTTTGACGATCGCACTCTGCAGCTGCGTATTTTGCAGGGTATCGAGCATTTTCATCTGCTCCATCACGCTGTAAAACACGTTGGCCCCCCGGGTTTGCCCATCCTCTAATGGTTCAAACACATGAATAAATGACGGGCGCCCGCTTGGAAGTTCCCGCGGTATATATGTCCATGATTGAGGCATCCAGCCAGGATAGCCGTCCTCGCTGACGTAATATCCCAGCGCAGCGCCGGCATCATTCACCTTCACACCAGCCCGGCAATTGCGTGAGTCACCGATGTTACCGGGGTTGCTCACCCGTTTAGGGCTGACCATCTTGAACTGGGTCCGAAACAGCCGGGAGGCACCTGTGTCCCAGGTTGCCTGGACGCAAAGCTCACCATTAAAGGCGTGCATCGCCACGCCCTCTCTGATCATCATCGTGAAAGTGCGCTTTCGCTCAACATCTATACAGCAGCAGTCATCCTCTGCGAACTCTTTCCAGGCTGCCTCCACCTCGCGCGAGAATGCTCTGGCTTCCTCTTCACTAATACCAAGAAAGCGCCAGCTCGGCCTGTGGCTCAACCGGAAGAAAGAGCCAACGATATGATCCTGATGAAGCTGAACGGCGTTGGCTGCATAGCCATTGTTTCTCACCAAATCATCAGCACGGGCATTTCCCCGGGCATAGTTCGGCAACAGCGCAGCATCTGCACTTTCACTTGGTGGGTTCCACGCCCGCAGCTGCCCGCCGAAGCCACCAGCGCCGCCGTGGTAACCGGCATACTCCCGCAGGCCGGTTTTACCGTCGGGCCCCAACAATTCTGGTGTTTTCATGCATAGAACCCCGCCGGTCCCCGGCGCCGTGAAATGGTTCCGACCTGAGATTCCAGATCGGCAATGTACTTTTTCAGGTCGCTGACGGAGGTGGCGGTAAACTCCACCCGGCGACCGTCTTTTTGTACCGTCGCAACACGCTTACCTGTCATCAGCTCATGTAAGGCAGCGCGCGCCGCGTCGAGATCGGCCTGTGTCGCCATTATTCATCTCCTGCTAATTCCCTGGCGTAATCCGCCAGCGTCTTGTTATTTTTTCGGGTTGCTTCCTCCTCCAGCAGACTCGCCAGAAGAGACTCGAGGTTCAGCTGCCAGCGGGAGATGCTGATCCGCAGCGCTGCCAGGGCATAAACGAAACAGTCGAGCGCCTCATTACGCCGCTTTTTACTGTCCCAGACGATCTTCCGCTTGCCATCAGTCCACTTCTCAACTTGCTCTTCAGCCGTTAGCTGCTGGGCTTCAGCCAGATCGTAAACATCAGGGTTATTGGGAAAATGCACGGCGCCGGGTAACGGATCGTCTCCATCGGCAACCAGTGAAAACCTGTTATAAATCTGCTCTTTCGCAGTGTCCGTACCCACCTCAGTGAGATACACACCATTTTTATTTCGCTTGCGTGGCATATTCGCCACCGGCTTGCCATAAATGGATGCTCCCTTAATCGGGATCACACGAAACAACCCGTGCTTTTTTGAACGGTTGTAAACGATGGTGGGATCAATACCGCCAATATCCCAGCAAATACGAGAGACAGACATTTCAGCGCCATTCCGGCGGGCATAAACCTTATTTATAGCCTCATCAACCCTGAGGAGAGTCTCTTCGTCGTCATGGCGGCCCATGATGATCTGCCTGTCTATCAGCCAGCTTTCTTCACCCGGCCCCCAGCCCCAGACGCGCATTTCATAGCGATCAAGCTGGGAGTCAATGCCGGCAGTGAGGTAGGCAACGCGTTCAGGAACTGCGGCAGAGAAATGCTCTTTACGCTCCGCCATCACTTCAGCATCAGGGCGCTCGCCCAGCTTAGGCTCCCAGGTTTCCCCAAGGGTGGTATTAACGAAGGTCTTCCGCTTCCCTGTATCACCTTTAGTTTTGAGCCAGTCTTTTACGATCTGCACCCAAGTGGTGAAGGGACTATACGCAGTCCAGACATGGAACGTGACGCTGTCAGGGGGGGCTATTTCTGCTCCGGTCGATGAAAACCATTCCAGACCATCGCGGGTCCACATCCCAGTTTTCTCGCAGATGTACCTTGCTTCGCTAAAATCAAGCTCCTGCTGCCTGATCACACAACCGTTATGTTCACAGAGATAATAAACACTGGAGGGATCGTCCGGGTGCCACTTAAGACCGAACGGCGTTTCTTTATCTCCAAACTTCAGATACTGCTCTTCACCACAGTGCGGGCAGCGAACGTGAAAGCGCATAAAATGGGGCGACTCGCTGGCTGCGCGTTCAATCTGACAGGTCCCCCTCACCTTAGGGGTGGATCCGCGAATAGATTTAGGCCAGACCGACCCTTCTATACGCTTGTCGCCGAGGAAGGTTGGAGATCCCTCCTTTTCAATATCCTCATCGAACGCGGCCAGCTCGTCGTAACCGGCAACATCTACCGATTTTTCACGGTAGTTTTTGGCGGCCTTACCGCCCAGGCACCAGAAACCGCGCCCATTCGAGAAACGCTTCATGCTGAGGGTATTGTCACGATGCTTTTTGCCGTACCAGGGGGCCAGTGATAGTAAAGAGGGAACATCCCTGATTGTCGGCTCAACATGCGACTTCATGAAGTTTTCTGCATCACCGTCGGTTGGCAGCCAGATCAGGGAGTTTCTCTGTTTATGCTCGATGAAATAGGCATATACACCGAGCAGCATTTTGGAATAGCCGACGCGCGCGGACTTAACGACATTCACCTCGCGAATATAGTCGCTCCCCATGGCATTCATAATGGCCCGCTGAAACGGCAACGTTTCCCAGCGCCCCTCCTGGTATGCAGACTCTTTTGGAAGATAATAATATTTGTCAGCCCATTCTACTGGTGTCATGGGTAGCGGGCGGCGCAGGACCAGAAGCCCATCTGAAACAGCGCGAGTCAGATTACTCATCTGTGCTTCGGTAATATTCATCAGCAAACTCCGGCATTTTTTCTGCCGACTCAACGCATTTGTTAGCCCCCTTGGCCACCAGCTCTTTGAGGTACATCAGCTGCCTGTCATTAAAATCGGGAAACCTACGCTGCATCGATAAAGGGATACTATCGAGAACAGAGGCGAGCTCGCCGGCTAAGCGGGATAGTGCAAAAATACAGAACCCGGTATCAATAACCCGACGCTCTGCTATCTGATTTTTTAATCGCTGGGCGGTTGCCTGCTCTTCGGTCAGGTCAACACGAGCCTGAAGCAGTCTTGTCTCAAGTTCGTCATTGTCTCCGGTCGTTTGCTGATTTTGTCGCTGGCGCTGCCGATCTATTTCCAGAACGGTTTTTACGTCGAAGAAGACCTCCCTTCCACGCCGCTCCACTGGAGGGACACCCCACTTGTCAAACGCCTGGACGGAGATACCAATAGAGGAGGCCATATCACCTTTATTGAGTAAATGGGCCACCCTGCTTCCCTCCTCAGCAAAAGTCAGCGGCTACGCAAGTGCTATGTAAATTTATGTAAGTAAGCCCTCAGACTGGAGCCCCCGGACGGTAGGTTGTTATATCAAATCGAAAAAAACCTTTAAAAACAGCATATTGCAAACAACAAAACAACAACTAACCCCCTGAAAAATCTCGTGAATAGCGAAATCCTGCGCGGACGTCGCCCCGTAACGAGTCAGATCCCCGGAAAGGACCCGAAACGATAATAATTATCATTCGCTCTTTGCTCCACCGTCAGCATTCAAAACGCTTTCGGGAATTCGGTTCTCAAGCGGTTCATTTTCAAACACCTTCAGTCCGTTGAACCCCAACCAGGTGGTGCCCTGACTGACGTTGCCTGCGATGAACTCCAGCACGTCATTCATTAGTTGCCCAACGACCGCCTGGGTGTTCTGACGCCAGTAGTTTTCTATGGCTACCAGCAGCGGGTCCGAGCCGTCTTTGATGCTCTGCTCGCCTACGACATAGGTCTTCACCTTTGCCTTATCAGTGACGCAGAGCAGCTGCGAGGTCTGCACAGCGGTGGCAGCAGGGCCATTAACCTGCACCGTGATAGCTGCAGTTTTGCTGCCGTCATCGTTGGTACTGGATGCATAGAACATTGAGATGGTCAGGTCATTACGATTGAACATTGCTGTTACTCCGGTTGCGGTTATGGCGATGACGGCGCGGCTTGCGAGGCGGCTGAAAGGCGGGAGGCATTAACTCCCCCTCTTTCACCGCCGCCTCCTCTGTCACTGGCGGCATTGGCTCCGGCGCCGAGGGAAGCTCGGGGGATACTTCTTTCAGGCGCTCATGCTTTTCGCCGCCTTCCTCAACCTCGATCTTGAAAAATGGGTTGTGGTTCTTTTCGTGCCGGAAGTGCAGCGCAGAAAGTGGAAGATCCATATAGGACCTGCCATTGTGTTCAACAGCAACCAGTACACCATTTGCATATTCAATTTTGAGGTTATTCACTAATGCCTCCGCTTCTCGGGTTAAGGTAATTAAACGGTAAAATTTCCTGCAAAATATTCAGTATCCATCTACGCTTACTTTGCAGTGAGATTCAAAACGTATACTTTTTTCCTTTCCCCTGCAGGAAACTGTCAGGGGATTTTTTTATGGTCAGTTTCATCTCCTGAAATGATTGCCTATACTCAACAGGCAGATGCCTCAGGGCTGAGGCTAAAAGAAGCTAAGCCGCATTCCCCCCCCTCTGGTTGGTGCGGACTTGGCAATCGGACCTGATAATTTCTCGCCCTGACGGCACTCCGTTCAGGGCTTTTTTTTGTATTACCTAAGCCCCTCAATGAAGGGGTTAGGTAATACCGGTGACAGTCAAGGTGGAAGACCTTGTCAATTTCAGAACAAATGACACAGTAAGCCCGCATGCAGCGTTATTTTCCGCTTCACACTCACGGATAAAGTTGTCATTTCTCAATGCTTTGTTCTGCTATCCGCTGCTGATCGATGTCCCTGATATCCGCTTTATCCCGGTTGCACTGCGCCAGCGCAGACAGCAGGCTGACGTTCAGGTCCAGGCTACTGCCCCACGTCATTGGCTCCGGTATCTCCGGCTGCGGCGTCTCACCTGTCAGGCTGGCCGGCAGCGGCACGTACGGCACCGGAACGTAAACTGTCCGCGTACTCCCGCAGCCGGTAAGCTGCGCCAGCAGGCACAGTCCGCTTAGCGCAATCATCATCCGCAACAGCAGCTTTGATGTCACGCGAGGCTCGCGATGACTCCAGTGCGATCTGTTCTTTAGCATGCTGATTGGCCTCGGTGATTATGTTCATGATGGTTACGGCGCGGATGACGTTGGCGGTTATGGCCTCGGAAGAGTCTGCGCGCTTCTCAGCGGCTTCCGCCCGCGTTTTCTCTTCCTGCCATTTGTCATGGTAATGGGAAGCTACCCAGAGAATCCCGGCGATAAAGGCCGCCAAGACAGCCAGGGCGATTAGTCGATAACGCAGGGTCACTCGCCTATCCCCCAGCAGGTCAGCGCGCTTTCCTGGTCCCGGCGGGAAACCTGCCCGTAGCAGTTATTTGACCGCACCCGGCAGTCGCGGCCGCCGTCCTTAATCCACCAGCGAATTGCCTCACAGGCGCCGCGGCGGTCGCCGGCGTTAATGCGCTGGTAGAACGTTGAGGGGAAGCATTTTCCGGGCCCGATGTTGTACGGGCAGAATGAGGCGATGCCGACCTTTTGCGGCGGCGTCAACGGAACGTGGATGTTTTTATCCACCCACGCCAGCGCCTTATTGCGCTCGATAGCGTTCACCGCGTCGCATTTCTCCTGCGTCAGCTTCATACCCTGCACCACCGGGCGGCCATCGACGCGCGTTGCTCCGCGGCAAATCGTCCAGATGCCCTGGCTGCCATCGCGGTACGCGACAAGGCTGTTGCCCTCTTTCTCATTCAGGAACTGGTCCATCAGCACCGGCGCCGACGTGCCAGCAGCAATAAGTCCCAGCATCGCGGCGCTAAGTTTTGCTCTGGTCGATGCCATATCAGTTGTCCTGCGGTGGAGAGGTCACGTAGCCGCGGGCGAGAGCCTGCTCATAGGCTTTCGTCTGCCGGCGTTTGAAGTAGAGGTTGGTGAAATATGTCGCGATACCGAGAACCACGCCGCTGGCCAGCGCGATGAAGTTCCAATCTAGGCCGTGAAACCAGTCATACATACGTGCCAGTCCCGTGCAAATTAAGCCGCCTGACGTGCAGTACGTGGCAGCAGAAAAGATTTTGTCAGGCATTTTCATAGTCTCCACCTCGCATCGGGCGGGCTGAAAGTTAAAGGTGCATTCCATTATTTATAGAAAGGTTATAAGTGTTAATAATGCTAAAAGTGGGCCGCTCCTTCACCAAGCAGCAGAAATTAATTAACTTTATTGAATTTTGACCAATTCAGTTGTATTTTACATATGGTGTTTTTGGATGAGACTGCTTAGACAGTTGAGGGAAAACACCAGCTTTATAAAGTTCGCTGGTGATTTTGCCCGTAGTCAGGATTTCCCCCTACGGGCCTTTTTTTATCTATACTCAAATTGATTCATGGTGAGGTACAGGTGGCTATCTTTTTCTCTCCCCGCTTATTCATCAATTGTAACCGATGAGCGTTTTCTGCATTCCCAATACTACAAATCTCTACTCAACCATCAGAGCCTCTCAAACGATTGACTCTTCACATTTATTTCAGGGGGTAATTTAATAAGCCACACCTAGTTGTTAAATTTTTTCCGACTGATAATCAAGGTAAAGAGTAAATGATGATGAGTCTGAGATACCCATCAACACTATATTAATTGAAAAACTTAGCCACTCCAGTTTGAAATAAAAAAATTTACACATCAATTGCAGAATTTCACTTCAAGGATATTCATTTAAAGAATAAGCACTCAGCAAGCTAACAATAAGGTGCGATCATTTTGTCAGTTAAGTCCAGTGAGCTGTTCCTGAGAGCAGAGGGAGGAATGCCAAAATACCGCTGAAAGGATTTGCAAAAAGTGGAACTATCCGTAAACCCCACCTGCACAAGAATAGCGGTAATATTAAGCTCACCTTTCCGAATAAGCTCAGCTGCGACAGTCATTCTTCGCGCCCGAATATAGCCAGCAAGATTATATCCAGTGGAACTCTTGAATAAGCGTTGCACATGCCAATATGAATACCCGGACCTCCTGGCAACTTCGCTTATGGACATCGAGCGTGTCAGGTCGGACTCAATCCACTGGACAAGGTCGCAGATAACCATGTCTGGAAAAGTAGAGTCAGTAGTCTCCAGCAACATCATAAACGCATACCATTTTTATTCCCTTTATGAATAAAGATAGCACAAAACTGAAGTGAGACTGATGTCTGCTTTTGAAGAGGCGCCTCAACCAGCAAGCCACCCGAGGCTCTTTGGACAACATGAGGCGCTTTTGAATGAACGCTTCGGCCAAGAAGGTAAAACTGCTTATAGTCAACGTTCATTCAAAATGGTTCACCACCGAAGACTTTAACCCAAAGTACAACTTTGGAGGCTGATGCTCCTTTACGGTGAGTTGGTTGCGGAATTATTTTTTAAGTTTAGATGACGAACAGTAAAGATACAAATAGCTGCTATCACGAAAAAAATAACCATGTTTAGCAAGTGGTAACCCGCTTTCAATGATAATCATCGAAGATATGACAGGGGTACTGATGCAATGCACCTCGCGAATACCCCTGTCGTATCGCCGGAAAGCAAAAACCCCGCGGTGGCGGGGTTCTCGTTATGTTCAAATTGTCGCTTTTGGTCGCTGCCGAGTGGCGCAGCTCTGCTAAGCATGTCCTAATTATCAGAAGTTTTAGCGCGAATTCAATATCAACAACACAAAATAGCACTTTTTGTTCATTTTTTTCATTTTTTCAGCTCATGTCTTGCAACTAAAAAAACTTTCGCCTGGAATATCTCCAGACACCATTTAACGCGCCTCCTTGCCTCATCAGATGACAGCCAAGGCGCCATTTGCTGCAGCTCTCGGCTAATGTCAGAGATTTTCTTACGCGTCGTGTAAAACCCAACTCCCACGATATAAACCGGGTCCGTCGTTTCGAATGACTCAAGCACGCACTGCTCGACGAAATCAGCATCATCATCATTGAGCGCACTGTCGATCAGATTAGTGGCTGGCTTCGGCCATAAAATAGAGTGCGCCCGACTCAGCGCCTGCTGCCCTCGATACCCTTCCTCCCGTGCCTGAGAAAGTGCAGCGGTAAAACGCTCCAGAGCCTTATCTGACCATGAGGCCCCTTTAATGCCTCGCCAGCAAGCATGGCCTTTTGGTATTCGCGGTGCCGTCCCGCCCCTGACATTATCGCCCCAGATCGTCAGCAAAGATTTAATCCATCCTGACTGAATACCTGTCAGTAACACGGATTTCCCCAGATAGCGCTTATGAGTTGCCTTCGCTACTTCATTAAGAGCTGCTACATGTTTGCGGCGTTGCTGCGGTGTCATTTTTTCTCCTTATTACGCGAGAACGCCAAGCGCAAAGGCTAGGTCCAGTACGTTCTTTAACATTTCGAGTTGCGAGCCGTATTTACGCTCAAATTTAACTGGGTCGTTGTGCAGTTCGTTGTGGTGACGGCGGCAGAGTGGGATAGCAAACGCATCGTGCGCCTTCGTCCCCATGCCCCCCTGCCCGTAACCTATCAGGTGATGAGGATCATCAGCTGGCTGCCGGCAGCATTCGCATGGCTGCGATTTAACCCACGCCAGATAGCTTTGGTTTTTCCAGCGGATACGTTTGGGTTTTCTGAAAAATGATGCTGGCGGCTCGGGGTCTACAGTGAGCGGTGTTATTGGCACATCCAGAATCTGCTCGTGCAGATCGGCAACAGGGGAATAACTGCCGACGCAACGTTCCAGAATGCTGGTGGCCGGCTCTGTTGGGATAATGTCACTTTCACGCCAAACTGAAGGGATTGGCTCATTCGCTAAGCGCAGCGCCTGCCGTGCCAGAGACTCGGTAATAGCCTCTGACGCTCCGTGAGTTAACGCCCACCAGCACAGCTCCGCAACAGACAGCGAACGCTCCCGGCTATATCCCAGATCGCGCAGAACTATTTCAATAATCCACTCGATTAAGTTTTCCCTGGCAATTCTGGTGAGAAGCTCAGTCGCCTGGTCGCGCAGCTTGTTGTCGCAGTGCCAGCAAACACATATCGCGCCAGGCGGGTACCGCATCGTGGCCAGCTCATCGTGATGGTACTCAGAGTGTGGGTACTGACATTCGCGATGTCGATTTTCCAGCCAGTATTCAAGACCGGAAATACCACCAGCGGCACGAATGACTCGCTCGTCAATAAAGAAACCAGCAATTTCAGGATCGTTTGCCAGCGGTTGGCGGGCGTCCGGAATTCGGCCCGGCGCCAGGGAAGCCATGTTCTGGGGAACCGACTCAACCAGAATGCGTCCATGGGAAAACAGCGGCATCAGTTCACGCCCCGGCTTCAGAAGCACAATCCCCATGGTGCGGACGACCTCTGCCGTCAGTATTGCGCGCATCATGACCCCGCTCCAAAGGCTGAGATGGCGACGATTACCTGCCCTTTTGGAATGATCGGGCCCCATTCGAGTAGCAGCCGTTTTATCTGGCTGTCATCCTGCCAGATACCGGCCCGCGTCAGGGCGTCAAACAGCGCCTTGTTGAAGTTATCCAGGTCACGACGTCGGCGGTCGGGAGGGTATAGGGTGACGATTACTGAAACCGGCCCCACCAGAGTATGTGGCCGCGGACATAACTGCTCAAAGACGGCGGCACAGGTTTCCGCCTGATAAGCGCGCCCTTTGGCACTCACCATGTGCCGGCCTTTCAACGGGCCGCTGCTTGGCGCGCGCCAGTAAGCGTTTACGCTTGGAGGAAATGGTAGTGATAGCGTCAGCGTTTCCATCATCACCCCCAGAACCGCTGCTCAAAACGGCGGTCAGGACGCGGTGCCTTTTCTGACTCAGGAAGGTATGCGCTCAGCGTCCAGTGAAGAAAGTCGTTACTCAGCGCTCGCTCCGTCTTGACATTATTGTTGCGGTAACGCTTTTCAAGCTCGTCAATCTGTTCGGAAGTCAGGTCGGTATGCTGAAACCAGGTTCGCTTCATGCATCACCCCGCGGGGATTTCGGCATGAATAAACCGCTGGCGCCGGACGGCGTCAGGAGTGGGGTGTTTTGAATGTGGTTTTGCGCCATGGTGTCTCTCCAGTGGCGCAGCAGGTATAGGGTGTTCAGGCCTATGACGGGATAATACCAGAGTTCTCAGCAACGCGGTAACCAGCCTTCTCCAGCATCTGCGTGAACAGGGTCGGCGTGCCAATAATCTCATCCTCGGCCAACGGCATAAACGACACCATACCGCCACGGCGATACATCAGCGCACGCTGGCACTCCGGAAATGAATGAAGCTTGGCAACGATAACCCCATCGTGGCATCTGATAACTGCGTAACCCTTTTTTGGTAAATCTTTTACTTCCACCCCGAGTCCCCTCTTATAAACCTGAAATTAAATCCACAGCTGATTAATAAAACCACTCATCTGCGCTTTCCCAGGTCTCCTGCAGGATCTCCTCGATGCGTTTTTTGTCCGCCTTTTCTCCTCCAACGATACTCAGGCCGTCAGAGCCGGCACGCCGGACGGTAAGCTTGCAATCAGCATAGCTTTTATCGATACGCTTCTTAAGCTCCAGCTCAAGCGCAGGCACCGCCCCATCCGGCAATTTTTTGGTGCGATCAATTGTAACCTCAACTTTCATAAATCCTCCCTCAAACATTAACTGTATAAATATACAGTATACCTACAACCAGTAAGATTCAAGTTTTTTGAGGGCACGTTTTGTGAATACCATACTGCTGTTTATAAAGATGTTTTCGCTGTGAAACTAAAAACCCGCCGAAGCGGGCTTAGCTATGCTGCCAGTTCTTTTGGCCTACACATTTCCGGGAGATTTGCGCGCACCAGCGCCGCGGTTTTCCGCGATGCGTTTCTGTTCGTCGATAATGTGCAGCGCTTCGGCCAAGGCGATGCCGTCCAGGGTCATAACGCCCTCATCTGTAATATTCGCAATAGCCATCAGCTCAACAAGCCGCCTCGCTTTCTTGACGCTAATTTCCGGGGCGACAATGCGTTTGGTTACTTTCTTGGCGCCCATCGCCTTAGCGACTGCCACATCCTTTTTGAGAACCTCTCCAGCCTTGTCGCCATGTTCCTTAACCCTGTCGACGGCTACCGACACAGACACGTCGCCGGATTTAACGACCTGCTGAACATCATGATTGGCTGTGCTGAGTGCCAAGAGCTTTTCAACGGTCGGCGCCGACTTGTGAACTAGTTTCGCTATTTCACTTATGGACAGGTTAAACGTTGTAGCCATTTCCTGGACAACAGCGGCCTGCTCAAGAGGGGAAAGCGGAAGCTGGTTATTACTGGTCATGATTCGAGCCAGGCGCTGCACATCGTTACCTACGAACGGCATTATATGGATGCGATCTACCGGCTTTCCGGCATCACGACACCTGGCGTAAGCGCGGCGCCTCCTGTGACCTTCGACAACCCATACACCACCTTCATCGCGTGCAATACACTCCAGCGGAGGGACTGTGCCACCTTTGCTCAGATAGTTGAAAAGATCATCGTCTGCTGAACGGGTGCGATCGTCATCCTCACGTTTATTGAAGCCCTCTTTTACGTGAATATCGTCAAGGCTAATGAACATCCCAGAATCGGGACGCTTAATAATCCCGGATTTAATCATTTGCTTGAATGAATTAGCCATGAGAAATATCTCCCGCCTTGATGAATAGGGTTTCAATATGAGTTTTTTGTTTATTCATTATTTCGCACTCCCAAATATTTTATGGACCTGATACCCCTGCCAGCTCTGGCGGCACTGCTCTGTGATGCTCACGCGCTGACGCGGCGGCTTTTCTGCTGCTGGCTTAATCGGCTTGAGATTGATATCGCCGCGGCGCAGCCGGTAAACAGGGTGATAGAGTCGACCAACGTTGGATACAACGCCGGCATGTACCAGGTGCTCCAGCAGGCGATTGGCTTTTTTGCAGTCGCAGTCCACCAGCGCGCGCACTTCTCGCGGCGTTATCTCTCCCTGCTCCCGCATCGCGGTCACGATTTCCCAGAGGTTTTTACTGGCCATGTTCACGCCCTCCTCGCCGCACGCCGGTAACAGGCATCCCGTCGCTGGCACAGGCGCAGCATCTCATTGGAGTTGCAGGCCATATTCAAAGCGCTGGTGTACTGCGTGGCAGCCCGACGCCAGAGACCTTTCAACTCAAGCTCCTGTGCCAGCGCCTCCACAGCCTGCAGCTTCTCGGGATCTTTTGGCTTTTCCAACATGAAGGGCAGCACCACGTCCGGTATGCAGGCTCCTTCTACTGCGGTGTAGGCATAATGCGTGCCGTTGTGCTTGCGGGTAATAATGCCCCTGCGAGTCAGCGACCTGAGAAAGTTACAGGCCGTGCTGGCGGAAACATCCAGGGCTTCACAGATGTCGCGAATGACACAGCCAGGCATGTGGCGTACGGCGATCGCCACCCGGTCTATCTGATTGATTTTTACTGTATTGGTCATTGGTCAAAACTCGTTAGTTGCTTAATCCAGCCGCTTTACGACGCTTGTACTCTTCCATCAAAATCTGCGCAGGCGTTGGGCCGGCAGGATGGTGTGGTGCAGCAAGCTGGCGGCGTATAGGTGGCACGCTGAAACCATTGCCTACGTGCTTGGTCCACTTCGTCAGTAATTTTTCTGCCAGTTTTTTTAGCTCCCCTTCGGTCATCTGGCGCTCGACGCCAGTCCTGCGCATCTCGATGCAGATGTGGTACAGCACCGGCTGCGGCCACGGATATTTATCACTCCCGGAGTAGCGGTATGACTCATTGCGCCACTTCCGGTACGCGTCCATCACTCCTTCAGACGTCAGCCCGAACGGGTTAGCCCCGCTTTCGGTTACCAGAGAGACAAACTCTGCCAGGTCTGGCGGCCAGGTATTTCCCATAGCGCAGCGCTCCATGCACTGCTGGCAAACCAGCTTGATCTCGCTATCAGTCATCGAACCGATCTGGGCTATCCACAGGGCCGAGGGCTCTGCGCCATTCTTCTGGGTCCAGCGGTTCGAGAACACCTCGCCCATCACCCTCCACAGCTGCCATGCCGTTCTCATCGCCATCAATCCCGTTTCTGCGACACCAGCTCTCGTAGGCTGCGTCGATCTGCTGAACAGCTCGGGATGCTGTTGACTCTGGTCGAACTCCTGCATACGTCACTCCTCCGGTTTCAGGTTTCTTCTTCGCTCTTACGTGCACGATGTGCCGTGCAAATTTCTGCTCCCACTGGATTTGGGTAAAAACTTTCTGCTCGGCATTCCAGTAGGCGATGAACTCTGCCAGCTCAGTTGGCAGATAATTCGGCTCTGGCAAGTTAATCCCCCACTGCGCAGCGCGCTGCCGGAAATCCCCGGATGGCAGCCAGCCGTCAGCCATGCTGAATTTTCCGATCGGTTCGTCCAGCCCATCTAGGTACCGCGGAGCAACAGGCTCTGCTGGCGGAAATATTTGGCCAGCGTTTTCATTCGCGCCCGCGCTAAGAGAGGGGTTTAAGATCTGTTTACTGTTTACTGCTTTCTGGATACCTCTTGACAAAGGATTAGGCTTATCCTTAGACAAAGTGCGAGCCAAAGCGAAAGCCTTATCGAAAGCCAAACCCATAGCTGGTGAAACCCCATGCGACGCGGCTTTCAAGGATTCCAACGCCTCATATTTAAGGTCACATTCGGGCAGCAATTCGAACGCCCGCACCCACGATTTGATGACGTTTACTGACGTTGGCGGGTTATGTTTGGCAGCGTTGGGCAGCCAAAAAACTCGGGCTTGGATGTCGGCTTTGACCATCCCAAGTGATTTGGCTTCTCCTAAGGCTAAGTCGAAGGCTTCTACTTCCCAGCCCAGCTCTTCGGCCAAAGCCGCGCGGCCGGCCTTGAATAGCCCAGGAATAATCCCCGTGAACGGGCCTGTCAGCAGGTAAATAAACAAGCTCTGCCCACTAGGCTGCAAAGGCGACAGAGCGCGAAATTTGGGGTCATCCCACATCGTGATCTTCACCTTACGGTAAGGCTCATTGCTTGCCTTACTCTTTGGCTTCGCCTTAGGCAAAGGAGTTGTCATAATTCACCCCTTGGCGCTGTTGTTCTATTGGTCATTGGTCAAAACTCGATTAAAAAATTTGTGGGGCAACCGCGCTAAGCGTCGCGATCAGCGGTCCGGCAATATCTGATGGCAGCATTGCTGTTTTGGCTGAAATAGACTCCAGCAGCTCTTTAACCTGAACAGCTATTGGCAAACCCAGCAGAACGGCCTGATGTGCTTCAACGTCCTCTTTCATTGATGAGGCCACCAGCTCAGGGCTGGTCTTTTCATCCCGGCGCCAGCCGTAGCGCTTGGCGATCACCAGGGGCATCGCGGTGATAATCGCTTCAGATAACTGCATCACGTAGCCGGTGTACTTCTCTGAGCCGCCCTCATTTCGAAGGTAGCGGAAGAGATTCTGTTTATTGACGGTTATGCCGCGGCCGCCAACGGCAAGCCAGCGCTCAGCCACCAGCCGGGCGATATCATCTTGCTGCGTTTTACCTGGCAGAGTGCCCTCCCAGTCACGAACGGCGTCGAGCAGACGGCGGCATTTGATGCTATCCCGGCGCCGAGGTTGAAACTGATTTTGCGGTTTCAGCGCAACCCCGCTGCGCTGGTTATGATGTTCACATGTCAGCGATTGCATGGCTTGGTCTCCACAGGAAGTCCGTCAGTTGGGTTCGGGTACAGATCGGGGCGGAGTTCATGAGGTGTCACGCCAGTTGCTTTAAAAACTGGCAATACCCGTGAAGCAGGGACCATCCCGTTGCACTTCTTTTTCCACTGGCTAATTGCCATGCCACTGACGCCAATTGCAGTTGCCAGCTTGTTGGCGGAGCCAGCTGCTTTAATCGCGCTATCAAGAGCTGTCATGCGTTGTTCTCCTCGTTTTGATGATGCAAATAAAGCATAACTTTACATTTAATGCAAATTTATAATTTATTGGAAGAGTAAACCAAACGTTTACAATGTGCCCATGAAACAAAAAAACGAACGTAGCGAACAGCTGGTATCTCGTCTTGAGGAACTGACAAAACGCGGCATCAGCAAAGCAGATATGGCTAGGTTTGCAGGGGTTACCCCGCAAGCAGTCAACGGCTGGTTCAAAAACGGTGCGATCAGCAAAAAATCAGCAATATCGATTGCTGAGGCTGCTGGGGTGTCGGTTACCTGGTTGCTAGGTGAAGAGGTTTCTGAAAGCGCAGGGCTCAAGCCCAATGAAGCAAAAATGCTGCAACTCTTCAGGCAACTGCCCGAGTCTGAACAAGAGAAAATGGTCGATCTGTTCCAGATGAGACTAAAAGAACTTGATGATTATGTTGAAAAATATCTGCGTGGTAGATTCAAAAGCGCTGAAGACGTTTAACAGCTTTTGAGCTATCTGCAATCAACCGGCGAAAGCCGGTTTTTTTATGTCCAAAATACCCCTTCAGTAAATCCCCATCCATAAAGTAAAAATTTAGCACCCATTAAATTTATAATTGACAAAAATTATAAAGTGATGCTTTAATCAATTCACACCAAGTCATCTAGGCAGGAAGCCCACGCAGTAGCTGCCGGCGGCATACGAAGCACCGGATGAGATGACCAGCAAAGCACGCAATATCATATGCGCAGCAGGATTTATCGTTCCGCTAGCCGGCGACAAGGCTCAAACACAGGAAATCGCTATGAGAATAGAAGTGTCCAGGAGAGGAGAAATTTATTTTTTACTGGTCTCCCAAATCAAACTCTCCGTCGCGCAAGATTTGGATGCCCGATTCGGCGACCGCGTAATCAATGCAGCTTTTGGTACTGACATCACATCCATGGGCTTGGCACCAGGAGATGAACTCGTAAGTGCTGGCTACCACCTTCACAACCTGAATACCGCTGTTTTCGTAACGCTCCACCATGCTATCGGTGCGGATACGCCAGTCGTGATATTCAAAGGGTAAGACATAAGCATCCGAAAGGATTTTTTGGAATTCGTCATAGTGTTCGGGATTTTTATACCAGAAAACAGGCAACGAGTTAGTCCGCATTTTACCCTCCATGGGGGTTATTCAAATGGAGTTGCCTACGGTCAGGTAGGGTTCGTGCGCCGGACATGGGTAAGAATCCGGCAACACAATGTTATCACGGATTTATTTTTAGCCATTAACGTGGAAACGGGAGTTCTTATGCCAGATTTTGCACGCAAACCAGCAAGGTGTCAGGCGGTACGGCTGCCCCTCTTCTGGGCCGTAGTTCGCCGCATCTGCTATACCCTCGCCCAGAAAGGCGACCCGGCTGCCGACCAACAGCCAGCAGTTCATCAGTAATCGAGTTTTGAATAATGGCTGTTGCCAGCCCCATGCCCGGTGCACAGAGCATGATGATGGTAATACCGCCATCGTAACCAAACAGGAGACGAAGACCTGTTCTGGTTAAATTGGAAAAATGTTCTTTTGCCCGTCAAGCGGCGGGCCTTTTTCCGGAGGTTTATATGTCAGCAAATGAACTGGCATTGCGATTCAGTAGCGCGCCAGCAGAGCAACTGATTGGCGTTCTCCCGGTGCTGGAGGTCAAAGAGGCATTGCGTGAAGAGGTCGAGGACGATGTGCTGAATGAAGTGTGGCAGGAGCATCAGTTCGAGATGGATGCTATTGAAGAGCAGGCGGACGAAGCGAACCGACTTGCCAGCAAATTTGAACTTGTTGCTGAAGCATTTGCGACCGCTATCAAGCAGGCGGTACAGCTACTTCCTAACTGCGAAGTTAAAACCATCTTAAACGACGCGTTAGAGGATCATCCGGGCTACGGGCGCGACCCTCAATAACGCAAAAACCCGCCGAAGCGGGTTTGTACGCCGGTCAGCCGACCAAAGCTTTCCGGAATCGAGTTTTGAACAATGACCACTACCCGAGGGGAGCTATCAAAGTCCCGGGTATCTTACAACCTAAAGGAACCCGAACGCAATGAACACGTATGCGTATCTCATTAAAGCCAAAGCAAAAGCCGCCAGTGCTAAAAGCTTCTTTTGCTGGTTCTCTGCAAAATCAGACTCCCGCGCTGACCGTCAGATCCTCGATATTCTGGAGGATGCAGAAATTGAAACCGGCCGCGGCGCCGACCACCAGCTGCCCATCCGCACTAACTGGTTTGTGGTAGACGACCTGCCAGAGGAAGGCGTTCTTGACGACACCTGGTGCGATCGCTACACCCTGGCTGACGACGGGGCCAGCTGGCAGAAGATTGTTGCTGAACCCGCACCTAAGCCCGCACCAGAGCAGGAGCAGGAGCAGGAGCAGCCCATCCCCTCCACACCACTGTCAACATCTGATGAAAACTTAACTTATAACCTGGCACTCCTCCCTTTCAGGGCGCAGTTATTGGCGCAGTTTCTCACAGAAGAGAAACATGCCTCCCATATCAGCTGGCCAACAAAATGCCAGATCGCCGATCTGGAGATGGATACCGATAACAACTATATCCAGAATCTGTTACTGGCGGCCGAGAACAATCCGAAGCTCAAAGACTATGACCTTCACGGTCTCTGGAAGGTTACCACGGCTGTGAAAAAGGTTTTCCCTGTCGATAAACGGCATGAGCTGGGAACACTGATCACGTTTATTAAGCTCTGGCTTGAGCATGATCATATCGACCGCGGCATTTTGGTTCGTGAATGGGCCAAAGGGAACCGGATTTCCGCTGTGCAGCGTACCAACTCAGGCGCAAACGCTGGAGGCGGCAACCAGACAGATCGTAATCCGGACCTGGTGCATACCTTCGACGTCCTCGACAAGGAAATTGCATTGGCAACCCTGCCAATGGATTTCAATATCTATGACCTGCCGGGCAGTATTTATCGGCGCGCAAAAGAGATTGTGCAGAAAAAAGAGAGTCCATTTAATGAATGGTCTGTCGCACTGCGAGCGACTCCGGGTATCCTGGATTACTCGCGCGCGGCGATTTTTGCTCTAATCCGTAGTGCAGAGGAGCATTTAACACCTTTCCCAGATAGATTGCGTGGGTATATCTGCGCAAACCTGACCGAAACAGATCATGCAAACCCAACACCAGAAACGCTGGCGGCCGCACGGCACGTCCCGGAACTCGACGCAGCGGAAGAGGTAAATCGCCTGCAGCCGGATGAACCAGCAGAAAATAACCAGCCCAAGTTAGCCAACGCGGGCGGCGGCATTTTCACAATTGAAGGGCTTGCAGCACCAGCACCAGCACCAGCAGAAGTTACCACCGAAACTGAGGACGCGGACAATGTGCCGATGGAAGAAGCTGTCAGCAATGAAGAACAAACTGGAGCTGTCCCGGCTCCGGGCGAAGCGGGAATGGTCGCGAGTGAAAACGGTGCTGAGGATTGTGAAAAGGCAGATCCCGTAAATAATGATACCCGGATTCAAAATTCAGTTCCGCTTTATACTCACCTCATGGTCGATCTGGAGACAATGGCCTCCGGCCCTGATGCTCCGATAGTCTCGATTGGCGCGGTATTTTTTGACCCCGCCACCGGCCAGCTGGGCCCGGATTTCTATAAAGCAGTAAGTCTTGAGTCTGCAATGGCATGGGGCGGCGTACCAGAGGCCAGTACGATTATCTGGTGGCTCAAAAAATCAGCGGAGGCTCGCTCAGCCATTATTATGGATACCATCCGACTTGATGACGCACTGCTGCAGCTCAATGATTTTATCAGCGAAAATGCAGCCAATGGCCCAGCGAGCATTCAGGTTTGGGGAAATGGTGCCACTTTCGATAACGTTATCTTGCGCAGCTCTTACGACCGAACAGGTATCGACTGCCCGTGGAGGTTCGTTAACGATCGCGATGTGGGTACCATCGTCGAGCTCGGTAAATCCGTCGGATGTGAGCCGCGCTACAAAATCCAATTTGTTGGCGATCAGCATAATGCACTGGCCGACGCCCGGCACCAAGCCAAATACGTTTCGGTTATCTGGCAGCGACTAACCGCTGCTTCAAACTGATTTTCCAATTTCAGCATTCTACCCACCAGCCAGTTATCTTTAACTGGCTGGCTATCGGAGGTGATAGCCATGTACGAACTCACACTGTCACCTGCGGAAATTGCAGAAGTAACAGGTTATCGACGCTATACCGAGCAGCAGCGCCAACTGCGCTGCCATGGCATCCCGTTTACTACTGACGGTAGAAACAGGCCAATAGTGTTACGAAAAAACCTGGCACCGAATATCTCTGAATTACCAAAGGTTGATGAATATGTTGCAACAGAACCTGACTTCGACGCCATTTATGGGACGACCACGTAAAAATCCGAAGGATGCTCAACTGCCGCCTCGGGTAACAAAAAACAAATACAGCTATGTTTGGAAGCCAAAGGGAACTAAAAAAAGCGTTACGCTGGGAAAAATACGTGAAACCAGCATGTCGAAACTTTGGGCTAATTATGAGAAAGAAAAATCGAAACATCATGACGTCATGACTTTCTCAAAATTGTGGGGAATGTTTCTCGACAGCCCAACGTTTACCGAACTGGCTGCTCGAACTCAAAAAGATTACGCCCAGCATCAGAAAAAACTACTCGCAGTATTTGGAAAAATGAGGGCTGATGAAATTAAGATTGAGCAGGTCAGAATTTTTATGGACAAGCGGGGGTTAGCCAGTAAGAACCAAGCCAATCAAGAGGTCTCAAGTATGTCGCGGGTTTTTGGTTGGGGATTTGAAAGAGGCTATGTGAAGGGGAATCCATGCCGGGGCATCAGGAAATTTACGCTTGTAGATAGAGACGTATATATACCGGATGAAGACTACCTAGCTATTTATGAAATCGCCAGGCCAGAAGTGCAGGTAGCTATGGAGATCTCGTATCTGTGTGCAGCGCGAGAGGGGGATGTATTTGATTTGAAAATTCCAGATCTGCGCGCCGATGGAATTTTCATCGAGCAGAATAAAACAGGCAAGAAACAGATCAAGAAATGGACGCCTCGATTGCAGGCTGCTATCGCCTTAGCTCACCGGCATTTTGCGAATAAGTCAGCAGCGGGATACATAATCCCCTCACCTAGCGGTGGGCGGATGAACAAAAAAACGTTCAATACTTGGTGGAACAATGCGAAAAAGGCTGCTGCATTGAGTCTAGGGCGAGAAATCCCTGGCACTTTTCATGACATCAAGGCTAAAGCGATCTCAGATTATGATGGTAGTAGTAGAGATAAACAGCTATTTTCTGGACATAAAACTGAAGGGCAAGTATCCGCTTATGATAGGAAAGTCAAGATATCTCCAACTTTAGAATTTCCACTAGAGGCTCAACACAAATCAATTAAGTGAACGGAGCCATTCATCGATTTTCATTCGCTCTTTTTTTACATACTCAACAATAGTCATCCCCTTTGATGGGGGATGACTTTTTTGAAATGCTTCGTAAAACATATTCATCGTATCTTGGGAAACACCTAAAATTTCCTGCACTCGAGTAGCTCGCACCGACAGATCCATTTGGTGGGCAGACTCGCAGTCCAATGTAACTTTTTCGGGATACAATGAAAGCCAAGAATTATCAAAAGCAATTCCTCTAGCTTCCAACAGGCTAATGTACTTATAAGCTTGATTCATTTTGGCAAAAACATTCATTTCGAAAAGCCGATAGGTCGATTTATCTTGTTTCCTCTTGCTTTGGATTTTAATGCCATGACTATATATTGCGGATGCCTGACCGTTTTGACATTTATTTATCCAAAAATCGATTGAAACATCAGCAATATCATTGACGATTTTAGCTAATGCATCAACGAGTGACTTAGTCTCGGAGCGGGTGGCAAGACGGGACGAATTACTATACGTAACTTTCCAGCCAACAAAGACAAGAACAATGCTTGTACAACTAAACATCCATGCATTTTGGGCTACTAACTGGAGTAGCCCAACAGGTTGATTAACCACTTAACGTTTATCCTTATGCTCGCTCAGGTTCCGCATTGTCTATGAAGCGCTCAATTTGTTCCTTGTAGAAAGGCATCTCACTTTTGATGACAAGCCGGCTTTTTAAGCCTTGCTTAGTCAGACCTTCTTTCCGAACAAGCCCTCCGAATGCCTCTTCGAGGAATGAAGATCCTACGCCCAGAGCAATGCCGTTAAAATCAACAACAACCTCTTGCTCACCAGAACGTAACGCTGGCACCAAGAAATCTTTGCGGAATTTTTCAGCACTATAAGGACTGTCAGACATGAATCGACCAAAAGGTGTTTTCGAAAAGTCCTTAGCTATGACGATGTTAATCATCTTCTCCTCTCCTCGGAACCAATGCCCACTCAATCAAGGTCCCCGGTATGTTTTCTGAAAGCCATTCACAACGAGGCTTCCCATCAGTTGAATTATAGCGGTATCTGGCGTGTCCAGTTAGTACTAGTAGTGATTCGGACTCCGCACAACCAGACCCTATAGGCCTTTTTATATCCTCAGAACCATTGCCACGTCCAGCATTTAAATGCCTTGAATGTCCGGAGGATAGTGCCAGAGACACAGATGAAATCTCGCTTACTGGAAGATTGTCGAAAACTGTAGCAAACGAGTTGTGGATCCCTAAACCTAAGTCACAAATGATGAAAACTACTAAGTTTTCTTCTTTGTTGTACCAAGAGCATTGCCACCATCTTTTCCCCCCCAAACTCTCAAGCTGGCTTTTGAATGAGTGGTGCTCGTATGCATGGTAGGACACGTTGAGTATCGCTTCGTTCAATGCTGAGCTCATTAAAGAGAAAGCATCAGCATTTAGTAGTGCAGTTTCTTGAATGGTAGATACAGTATTTAACCAGTGTTCAAAGGGTTCAACAGCCGACTGATAGTACCTTTTTTCTTTGGTTAGCATCTCCAGTTTTTTCTGTGTGTTAGCAACCAAAGCTGCAGAGAGCCCTGTCTGAACTATCCACTTATGCCCTTCTAAATTGTCTTCTTTTTTAGGGAATTTGAAACGGATCTGGCTCTGAACTTTTGCAATCAGCTGTGCTCGGTTCACTATAGCAAAAAGTAAAACAGTGGCTGATGCGCTAGCGTACTCAACCTTAGACAAGTCAATCGTCAACTCACTATCCCTCTTTAACACAACTACATCAATCATGTTAAGGAAGTTCAATGTTGCTGGCCGATCTTCATCCGAATACACACAAAGGCGCCTCGGGCAGACTAATATCGTCAT